ATTCTTGCCGTTGGAGGATTAACTTTGCCAGTCATAGCGTAACAAAAACCACATCTAAAAATGGAAATCTCAATCGAAAATCACAAGGCGTCTCTTGTTGCTCAACAGGCGGAATTTGACGCACAACTTTCCGCAAAGTCTGAGGAAATTGCAGACCTTCAAACAGAACTAGCCAACAAAGATGCGGAAATCACAGCCATCACCGCCGACCGCGACAGAATCGCCAAGCTGCTCGCAGACGCTTCCGCCGCCTTTGACGCTGGCGACGTTGCAAAACTGTCAGCGATGCGAGCTGCCGAGCTGCAAACCGAGAACGAAAAGAAGCTCGCAGCCGCACGCGCCAAAAAGGCGGAAGCGGAAGCGGAGATTGCGGAACTCACATGAGCGAAAAAGAACAACGGCAGCAGGAGCGAAGGCCACGATTCGACGGCACCATAAATCTTGGGCATATCCTCACCGCGCTTATGATGCTTGTCAGCGGGCTTATCGTCTGGACGCAATCGCAGGTTGTGCAAGCCAAACAAGATTTGCGGATTTCCTATATCGAAAAGACGGCAGCAGAAACCGCAGATTCCGTGAAGAAGGTTTCTGAAATGCAACAGCAGATGGCGCGCAGCCAAGAACACGTTGCAACCACGCTGGAAATTCTCACGAAGAAGTCGCTTTGACACCCCGGCGCGAGATATGCGCAACCTCCGCATTCTTAGCGTCCTAATCATCCCATGCCTCGTCTCGTGCTCATGGTTCGCGCATAGGGCCCGCCACATTGAAGCCCCGAGCGCCACCGAACTCCACGCCCAGCGCGCAGTGCTCGAAAACGGGGTGGCCGATGCTTCGAAGTCGGTCGCATCAGCGAAAAAGCACATCGAGGAAGCAAAGCTGCGCGCGGGTGAAACAAGGACCTCCCACGAAAAAGAGCGAAGCATCGCCAATGAAATCGGCCCGAAACTCGATGGCCTGCGCGCCCGTGTCACCGTCGAGCTGCGCCCCGAAGTGGATGCCCTTACCGAGCAGCTCGGAGTGCTGAGTGCGCAAAGCTCCACCACCGCAGCACTCATCGCCGACACCTCCACTAAGATCAGCGAGAGCGATGCGGAACTGCTCGCAACTTCCATTGTGCTCGCATCGTCACAAAAAGCCGCTGAGGAAATCCGCACAAAGCTCGGTCCCGACTACGAGCAGAAAGTCGCATCCATCACCGAAACTGCCAACGCCACCGAACTCGCCTACGCAGACACGAGCAAAAAGCTCATGTGGTATCGGGCCCACTGGTGGGGTGCATGGCTCGTCATCGCAATCGGGATTTCCGGATGCGTCGCGTTTTACGTTTTAAAAATCGCAGCCCGATGAACTTTCTCGCCCGCCTGCTCAAGTCGCTGCTGGTCAATTTCACCTCGCGGAAATTCTGGATGACCCTCGTCGCGATATATGCCGAGTGGTGCATCTATTGGGCCGTGGTCGCGAGCCTCTACACCATCAAAGACCAAGCACAAATCACCGCTTTCGTCAGCATCACGCAGCATTTTCAGTGGACCGTCACCACCATCCTGCTCGCGTATCTCGGAGTCCAAACCGCCGCCAATTTCAGCAACACCGCAGCCAATAGCATCGCGAGCGTCGTGCAAAACTCTTCCGCATTTGAAAAACGAATCAGCACCGAGGAGCACCTCTATAAATGCGAGCGACTCGATGCCAAAGACATCCCGGAGGCCGACGAAGTATGACCCGCCGCTTTCAGCGAATCATCCCGTTTATCTTTGAATGGGAGGGAGGATACGACAACGACCCCGATGATCCCGGAGGTGAGACAAAATTCGGAATCGACAAGCGCAGCCACCCGCACGAGGACATTAAAAACCTCACGCTCGCTGACGCGAAGGAGATTTACTTTGATGAGTATTGGGAGCCAGCGAAGTGCGAAAGCATGAGCGAAGGAATGGGCGAGGTCGTCTTTAATTGCCGGGTGAATTGCGGACAATCCCGCGTGGACAAAATCCTCGCCATCGCAAAAACCGCCGCCGCCTTCCTCGATGCGCAGGAGGATTTCTATCACCGCCTTGTGGCCGCGCGCCCCAAGTCGCAGAAATACCTCAAGGGATGGCTCAATCGCACCCGATCCCTGCGAAAATTCCTCAACCTCTAATATGCCCACTCAGATCGCATCCCTCTCCTCGAAAACGCTCACCGAGCGCATCCGCGACTTTGTGAAAACACTGCCCGATGGAGAGGGATGGTCCACTAGCGAGATGACTGAGAAATTCAACGCCTCTTTCTCAATCATAAAAATTAACGCCACGCGCCTCGGGATCAAGCGCGATGGGAAGTGGTTTTTCGTGAACCCAAAAACCCGCGCAAAATATGCCCAAAAGAATTGACCTATCTCCCGAGCAGGAAGTCATCGCCGCACTCGAAAACAAGCTGCGTGCCAAGGATGCCGCAGCCGCCGACCTCAAAGATAGCGTTAAGCGCGCACGCCACGAAGCGGATAAGTGGCGCGAGAAATTCGATGAACTGCTGGCCATCAAAGAGCCGCTCAAATGCGCCCCGCTCATCACGCCATCGCGCATCGGTCGGTCATCAGGAGTCGCGGTGGCCATGTGGAGCGACTGGCACGTCGCCGAGCGCATCGAGAAGCAAAAAGTGCGTGGCCTTAATTCGTTCTCGCCGGCCATCGCCCGCAAGCGCGCAGCGAAGTGTGCAGATTCCACCCTGCGCCTTTTCCGTCACGTCCGCGAAAGTTACAACGTGGACACTCTGCTCCTTTATCTCGGAGGAGATTTCATCACCGGATACCTTCACCCCGAGCTTGCGCAGACAAACTACATGGGACCCATCGAGGAGGGTCGCTTCGCGGAGGAATTACTCATCGGATGCATCAACAAACTCGCGGAGGAAAAGGGGATCAAAAAACTCCGCATCGTTTGTCAGCGAGGAAACCACGGTCGCACCACGCCAAAAATGCAGTTTAAAAACGATTTCGAGACATCTTATGAAACGTGGATCTACGCCCACCTCGCCTCGCTTTTCAAAAGCCCGCGCATCGAGTGGGACATCCCGCAGAGCGATGTGCATTGCGTCGAGGTGCTTCCCGACTGGAGGATGCGCGTATTCCACGGTCACCAGGTGAAATACAATGATGGAATCGGAGGAATCGGGATCCCGCTCAATAAATGGGAGAGCAAGCAAGACATCACCCGCCCCTGCGCGCACAACATGATGGGTCATTATCACACCTACATGGAAGGGAACACCCGCACCACGCTCAATGGCTCTCTCAAGGGTTACGACGAATATGCCGCCAGCGCGGGATTCCCGTATCAAGACCCACTCCAAGCCTTTCTACTCATTGACGCTGACCGCCGCATGGTCGCCCAGCGGATGCCCATTTTCTGCACATGACCCGCGATGAGCTCTGGTCTCAGCTCGTGAAAAAGCATCCAGCGCTTTTGTCGCGTCGCGTGCAATTCTCGCCCGAGGATGTGAAAAAGTTTTTTGACTACATTTTCAAAACCGCGCTGGAAAAAGGGGAGTTTGATACCATCAAACAGGAGGCCGCCCATACCCCACATCCTTGCAACATTCCCGACTTTCTCCGCGAATTTCTACCCCCGAAAACATGACATGCCGCGCAAACTCAAACAGCCCGTCGTCATCGATTCCCTGCTCGGTCGCCGAAAAGCCCTCGGTCTCTACCACCCGGATGCTGGCACCATCGAAATTGACAAACGACTCAAAGGCAAAGCCCGCCTCGATACACTCATCCACGAGTATCTCCACCACATTTCACCAGCCTCCGAGGAAGAAGTGAACGCAGCCGCGACCGCGATGGCCGACTTCCTTTGGAAAAACCGCATCCGCATCATCGACTCCAATGACTGACACCGAAAAGAAAGAACACGCCACCCTCATCGAGAAGTGGAACGCCACCGACATCACCGCCGAACAAACCGAGCGCCTCGAACAGCTCGACGCCATCGCCGCGCTCACGCATCGCACCAGCATCCCCGAAAGCGCCCGAAATGACCGCGAAGAAATCGTCCACGCAGCGTCCGGAGAGCTTCGCATCAAGTATGACCATGGTCAGCACGAGCACCGCACCGACCTCCCATCCGGTGGACTCGCATGGTTCATCAACGCCACCCGCGAAGAAGCGCTCGACCTCATGGCCTACACCCACCACCTCAAAGCCAAAGCCGCATCGCTCCACGACCTCCACGAAAACATGGGAGCGCGCACCGTCACTCTCGATGAAGCCACCGCCATGCTTTGGGAAATCATCAGCGAAACGCCGCCAAGGAAGCACCCGAACTCCTAACGCGGAACGATACCCCAAAACTCTCCCGCAATTTTCCCCGTGATGATGCACCCGTCGAGCATCTTCACCGCCCGATAATGCCGGTGCAGCGTGTCCTCGCTCGCATGATGCCCGAGCATTGTTTTCAGCGCAGCCTCATCGCCGTGCATTGCAAAGTGCATCGAAGCCGCCGTGTGTCGCATCACGTTTTTTGGCCATGGTAATTTCCAACCCGCCATCTCTCGCAAAGCCGCCCATCTCCGCTCCCATGAAAAAGGAAGCACCGCAGCGTGCCCGTCCTTCATCCATACCCGCAGCCACGCCACCGCATTTTCCGAAAGCCGCACCACCCTGCGCGCCCTGGTCTTCGCGCTCGCGCCGCTCACCACTACGATTGCGTCGTCGAGTTGAATATCGCCCGCACCCAGCTTTTCAATCTCCACCGTCCGAAGCCCCGCAAAAACACCAAGCGCCACATACGCGAGAAAGTCAGGAGCATGGTCGCGCATCACATCGAGCAGCCTGCGAGCCTGCGCCGGGGTCATGCACGAGACCTCCGTCTCATCCCGCAGCACCCGCACCTCCACGCCCTTCGTCGGGTCCATTGCAATCAACTCAGCCTTTTCCGCCATCGCAAAAAGCGCCCGCAAATCGCCGAGCTTCGAAGCCTGCGTCCTGCGCGCCCATCCACCCCCCGCAAGCCACGTTTCCAAATCCACCCGCACCACATCCACCAGCTTCACCGACTCCCGCCCGCGCGCAAACCCACGCCAAACCACCCGCAACGCGCCAAGATAAGACTCCCTAGCACCGCTCGCTCGCTTCATCTCCAGCGCCCGCTCCACCCATTCCCCGAGCGTCACCACCTCCCTGACCACTTTCGCATGGCTCAAGAAAAACTCAACCGCCTGCGAGAATCCCGCCCCGACCTTCGCTAGTCGCGCCTTCAAAAGCGCCACCTCAGCCAGCTCCCGCGGCGAAACATCACCGGCCCGTCCATGCTCCAGCCTCCCCGCCCGCATCGCATTCATCGCAGACACCGCCTCAGCCTTCGTCGAAAAATACCGCAGCACCCGCCTCTTCCCCGCCTCAAGCCGGACCACCCCACAATCCAGCTCCCACGGTTTGCTGCGATTTTCTTTGTGTCGTATTTTCATAAGAAAAGTGGCTACGCATCTGGCTACACTTCCCGCTACGCTTTGGCTACACTTTCTTGCACCCCGCAGCCTCCCGCAGCCCCTCCCTGCCCTACGTCCCGCCCCTGTTAAGAGTTGGCCGACAAGGATTCGAAGGTAATCGCTGATGTTGATTTTGTGGGACTTGAGCGCAGTGGCTTCGCTTTTGGCTACGCTTTTTGTTTGAGTCACTACTCCTTGCCGGGGTGATGTTGGGAGACTTGGGTGGTTTTTTAGGATGGATTTTAAAAGCCTGCTACGTTCGGTTGTTTTTGGAAATCTTTGTCGCGCGGAATAATGAGGACGCTGATGAGAAATGTTTTTTTGTCTTCGCTCAATCCGGCCCAGAGCCGCTTTGTGTCGCCGGTGGTGCCGATGAGCCAACGCTGTCGTCCATCGGTGGTTTCAAGCTCGGTGACTTCGCGGTAGTCGGAGAGTTTGTAGAGGAGGTCGCTGACTTGGGTGTCGGTGAGCGCTTCACCGGATTCGAGGGTGTAGTATTCTTCAACCTCGACCCGCGTGTGGATGATAAAGCCGCCTTTTTTAAATACGAAGTTTTTGGACTCTCCGATTTTCGCGCCGATGGGTTGTCCAAAGCGTTTGATGAGTGCTTCTTTGTTTTCGCCTGGTCGCGCGAGCGCGGTGGACCCGATGAGCATGAGGGTGAGAATGATTTTCATGGGGACACTTTACACATTGCGTTTCATCAATGCACGCGAAAAGGTTTGCCGTTCTCAAAAGCTGCGCCTATGGTTTGACGCGGGCTCCCTACTACACGAAAACATCCACTTCTCGTATTTCTATCACCGTGTCTGAATGCTTTCGCGCTGATGGGTGCGGGTCTTCCGCTCCGATAGCGGTGTCTTCGATGCCCAGCATGCGATTGATGCGCGCGAGCTGCTCATAGATGGTGTCTCGGTCGGTGATGGCCTCGACGCGGGAGAGTTTGCGAGCGTCGCGGATTTTTGTGACGATGGGTCCAAATTTGGGGACTTCTGCCTCCGCTAAAGAAAAAAACTCGGTCAAAATGCCGTCGAGCGAAGCGGTCTCGGAGCGTGACCCGAGGCATGCGCGCACTGCTCTTAATTTCTCAACTTGCGTAGGAGAAATGCGGATTTGTGGCCATTTATGAGGAGGTGCTGTTTTCACTGCATTTAAGAACTTAAAGAAAAAAATCTTGGGTGCAATAGTAGATTTTTTGTTGCAATGTGTCAGCACTTGCCCCATATGTCATCACGTCACGCGAAAACGAGACCAAATGAAAAACCTCAACACCACATCACGCAGCCTTGGAAAATATCTTGAATCCCGATCATCGGTTCAGGACTGCGCACTCCGCACTCGCGGATGTGTTGAGGTTCTCGTTTTCGCCCCGGTGGTCGGGATTCAGGAGGTAACCATGAAAAAACACACAAAGAGCAGGAGGGTCACTGGCGCAGCCGCGACGCCAACAAAAAAGAGCCGCACCCCCAGCGATGCGGGAATGGCACTAAACGCGACTACCGCTAAGAAAAAGTTTAACCCGACGTGGCTGCGCGAATTGAACGCAGCCACGTCTTTTATCGTGGGAGGTGCGAAATGAGCGCCACGATTTGCGCGAAGGATGAGCAGGTCGCGCTGCTCGGTGAATTGAATGCGCTGCGCGTGAAGGTGCTTTCCGTGATGGAGGAAATCGGAAGCATGTGCTGCAATCTGCGCGATGCCGAGGAATGGGTTGCCACGAGCAACCCTTCACCCTCGGTGATTGAAAATGCGAAGTGCTCGATGGAGAGCGTTGCAGCGGGAGCGCAGGAAACCATGAATGTGCTTTTGCAAATTTTCCACAAGTGCGAGGAAATCACGGGAGGTTCGAAATGAGCGCGACCATTGCTTTTGTGATGCTGGGTCTGATGTTTGCCGCGCTGGTGGCTCTCGCGTTTTATGCGGGCCGGGATTGCGGATGGAGGAGCGGGTGGAGAGCGGGGGTGCAGGATGAGAAGTTGCGGGATTCGCGGATGCTGGCCCGCTTTGACCAGCGCAAAGGGGGTGCTCTGTGAGACACAACGGAACTGAGATTCACAATGGGCCGCGACCGCTGATGGCTACGCTCGACTTGGATGCGGGTCTGCCGAGCTGGTATGATCGCGGGGAGGTTTGGAGGAGTGTCGCCGCTGCTTGCAATGCGTGGCTCTTGAAGCGCGGGATTCCGATGAGCAGTGGGTGGAGAGCGATGAATCCCGAATCGAAGGAGCAGCAGAAAAACCTCGAAGCGCTACGGAAAGCGAGGGGTGAGAAATGAGCTTTCTTCGCAAACTGTTTTTGATGCCGCTCGCCGGGGTGCTTTTGATTGTCCTCGCTCCTGCGATGCTCGCTGCGGTTTTCATCCTGCCGGTGCTGATGGTTTTTGCGGAGCGCAAGGAGGGTGACCAATGAGAGCGGGATACGCATGGACTCGCACACCAAAGTGGGAAGCTGCTTTTGCGCGTCGCCGCAAGCTGGTGGTGCCAAAATGGAAGCGTGCATGGGATATGCGCGAAAGTGGCATGAAATATTGGGAGATTGCGTCACGTTTAGGGGTGCGCATTGCCACGGTTTTCAAATTCGTCGCGAACTACGAAGAGCATCGCATCAACACGCAAGCGAAACGGAGGACCGCATGAGCGCTTTTCCCGCTGAGACTGCGGTGATGGTCGCGGAGATTCACCGCACTGCGCCGTATTCGTTCGAGGAGTTGGGTGCGCGCTGGTCGTGCTCGGTGGATACGGTGGAGCGAGTCGTGCGTCATCGGTTTCTTAAGGTGGGTCGCACTCGCATGGTGCGTCCTGGGACTTTGCTGAAAATCGAGGAAGAGATGGAGGGTGCGCGATGATCTTTCCGCTTCTCATCATCAGCCTCGAAGGGGTTTCATGGGTGGTTTCTTCGTCGGGACAACAGCCGCTTGCTGCATTTCTAAAAATGCGAAGGAGGAGGAAGTGAACGCTTTTGTGGTCGCTAAGATGTTGCTGGAGCCAAAAGCGGTGACGCTTTGGGTGCGCGATATGGGTGGTTTCAATTTCCGATGGACTACGCAGCGGGGGATGGCCACGGAGTTTCACCGCATAGAAACCGCGAAGGTCGCCCAGGAGCGTCTCGGGGGTTCGATTCTCGATGTGTGCGAAGGGAGGGTCGCGTGATTTCCAAAGCCATCCACCAAGCCTCGTGCGATGGAACCACGACAGCCTCGCTGGGTCGGGAGCGCTGCACCTCGGGGGAGTCGTTCACCGCGCCTGATGAGCGGATGTCGCGTTTTGAGCTGACTGCGTTTTTTGTGCTGAGCCGCCAAGGATGGAAGGCTCGCGGGGGTCGTATTTTCTGCCCGCGCTGTGCGCAGAATCTCGGGTGCGAGGTTCGCAAAACCACGGAGGGTCACGCATGAGCGAGCACGAGCATCACGCCACGGAGGAGATGGTGGTCGAGAAGCATTTCGATTCGTCCACCACGCCGGATATGGCTGAGGAGATTGACAAGCCCGAGGAGATTCTCGCGGAGAAGCTCGGGATCTCGAAGATGGCCGCGCTCCGGGTGCTGGAATGGCACGCAGGGGAAGTCGCAAATGAGAGCGAGAAAGCGCGCCGTCATCAAATCGCGATTATTCTTTCGGAGCTGGTTCCTTCGCGCCCTGGTAATCTGGAAGCCATCGTGCTCGGTCTGATGTTTGCCTCGGGGACCGCAAATTTCGCGCAGCTCGGTTCGCAATCGGAAGCTGCGAAGCGCATGGCCCGCTCGGTGAAATGCCCGCACTGCGGGAAGGCCCACGAGCAAACGGTGACGCGCGCGCTCATCAGCCACTACACGCTGAGGTGGGCCGATAAGCTGCACCTCACGAATTACCGATTCCGCAGAGCGGAGGAGACGCGCGAGAATTGCAGGAAAGCCCGCATCGCCATCATCGCCCCACCGAAAGTTTCACACCCTTAGAGCGAAACCAAAACCACAAAAACAAATGAACCACAAAAATAGCACCATACTCATGTCGAGACTGCTCAACTTGAGCAAACAAATGACCACTCAGCTAGAAATCTGGACGCCAGAAATGGCCAAACAAGTCCTAGACTCGCAGAACTCACAAAATAGAAAAATCAACGCAAATCACAGCAAGTCTTTGGCGTCAGATATGTCCAATAATCGCTTTGCCGTGACCCACGAATCGATTGCATTTGATGAAACCGGAATATTGCTGGATGGCCAGCACCGCCTGCTCGCCGTCACGTTAGCAAACACAAGTGTAATTCTAAACGTGACGCGCGGGGTGCCGCGTTCGCATTTTGTAAATGGCGAGCCGCTTCCAACTTTCGAATCTATCAACTGCGGGAAGATTCGGAGCATTGCGATGACATTGCAGATGTCTGGAGTAAAGAATGCAACAAAGGTTGCATCGTGCAGTCGAGTAATAGCGCTGACCGCAGCCAGCTTGAGCTACGACAAGAAGCTGACCAATTACCAAATCCACGAGATATCTGAAATAATCGGGGAGTCACTGCACACTGTGATTTCATTATTTCCGAAAGGAACACTGCTGCGCCCGACCTCGCCGGTTCTTGCCGCCATTACTCTTTACCACATCGTTTACCCATGCCCCGCATTGGAATTTGCGAAGCTATTGATGACAATATCGGGTGTGCAAGATTGCCCGTCCCGCGTCCTCGCTACGTGGATTACGAATCATAGCACATCAGGTGGAGACAAGACGATTCCGTTTTTCGGAGCCGCAGCAAACGCATTGCGGTTTTTCCACGAAAACAAGCCGTGCGGAAAATTATTCAGCACCGATGCAGCCATTGATTGGATTCACGGTCTCAATCCCCATCTCCGCCGCACGATTTGTGAAGTGGTGAAATAAATAAAACTGAAAAATATGAGCAAAAAACTACTTACTGACATCGCTGCGAGTCTTCAAATGTTTGAAGCGCGCAGTCTCAATCTCCCGCCTGACATAACACTTGAGCAATTTTCAGACATTGGTCGTTTTCTGAAACAATGCTCGGATGCGTCTCAGCTTTGGCTTCAAGACTGGAAGGCCCAAGGGGAGCGCATACTTGGCTCGGATGCGGTCGCGATGACTTGTCAGCAGCTCGAACTGGAAATCGGAAGTCTGCCCGCGCTGGTGGCTCCCGAGGACCGCATCAAGTCGCTTTCGCCTGAGCATCACTTTGTGGCCGCTCGGATGTGCGAGGACTCCGGGGATGCGAAGAGGTGGCTGCAAACCGCGGTCGAAGCTAACCTCGACGCTCGCCAGCTTTCGCTGAGCATCAAAGCGGGGGAAATTCGACGTGCCTCTCCCCAAGCCGCCGGTGCGCGCATGGGTGTCGCGACTCCGCACACGGTGCTGCTTGCTTGGCAACATTACAGGAGCGCGGTGCATCCGAGCAAATACGATGGAGAGGACGCGGAGGAAGTGCGCGAAGTGTTGATGGAGGTCTTTGACGAAATCCGCGAGTTTTGCGCGCAGCTTAAAAAGTAAGCCATGAGCATCGCTGACTGCCGCTCTAAACTCCCCATGCCTGCGCTTTGGCGTATGCTTTGGCCCGGTGTGGAAGGTCCGCACGAAGGCAAGCGTGCGCAGATGGTGGTGGCTGCCTGGAGGGGGGAGAATACGCCCTCGGTGAATGTGACGATGAATGGGGATGGATGGCTCTTTTTTGACCACGGTCAAAAGGCCGGTGGTGATGAGTTGAAGCTGGTGGAGCTGGCCCACGGGTGCGAGCGGAAGAAGGCAATGGAGATTTACCACACGATGGCTGGTGTGGAGTGGAAGACTGCCGCCGCACCTTCGGGGGATAGGAACCCGAACGCAAAGATTGTCGCGTGCTATGATTATCTCGATGAGGCCGGAAAGCTCAAGCATCAGACTGTGCGCTTTGAGCCTGGTCTGCGTCCGGGGGAGCGGAAGTCGTTTCTCCAGCGCAGGCCCGCGCAGCCGGGGATGACTCAAGCGACTCGCTCGGGTCGCAAGGAAGCGAAGAAGGACAACCGCGATGGCCGCTGGTGGCTATGGACTCTCGAAGGGATTGAGCCGGTGCTTTTCAATCTGCCCGCCATCATGTCCACCTCGGGGGAGATATGGCTCGTGGAAGGTGAGAAGGATGCGCTCGCGCTGGGGAAATTCGGGGTGGTGGTGACGACTGCACCGATGGGTGCGAAAAATTGGAGGGAGTCCTACACGAAAGCGCTCGCGGGTCGGGACGTGGTGCTGTGCGGTGACTCGGATTCTGCGGGGGTCGCGCATCTGCTCACGGTGGGTCGCGCGCTGCGCACTGCGGGGTGCTCTGTGAGCACGATGAAGTGGGAAGCGGTGGTTGGGGAAAGCGCGACCACGGAGAAGTGGGATGCTGCGAAATTTTTACAGGGCAACAGCGAGATCAGGCACGCGGACCTGAGACTCCCAAATTGAAACCGCAGCGCAATCCGCCGTTGCCTGCATCGAATGGTTAGCCATCAACGTCAATATGCCAAACATCATCAGCCCAACAATCGTGGTCCTTTGGGAACACGAACTCATCGCCGCCGCAAAATCTCTCGCGCCGTTTGCGAAAGGTGGAAAGCCATCAGAGAAGGACGCCGAGAACATGATGCGTGCCTGCTTCGCGGCTCTCTACTCGCCGGAACTCGTCAGTGGTGAACATCCGGTGACGATAATGAACTGCCGAGAAACCGTGATCCACGCGGAGGCTGGCCGTGTGTCGAGTCCGCTGGAGTCGGTGTGCGGTTTGACTGACTTCAGCACTTCGCCCTCGAAATAGTTTTTTATATGCCATCTCCTCTCGATGCTCTCCGCGCTGCGCTGGTCCCATTTGATGAATGGGAGGCTGAGCACATGGAAGCCTCGCCTGCGGTGCAGCCGGTGGTGGTGGATGGGGATTTCCGTGAGCGAATCAAGATGCCAGGGGATGGTCAGGACCCGCGAGATTTTCTGATTGCGATGGGGAAGCTGGCCGCGCGAAATGGGTTTTACTTTCGAGCGGGTCAAGCGTGGTTTTATGACGTGAGACAGAAGATGCTCCAGCCGGTGAACTCTACGGGGTTTTGCGGGAGGATTTTGGATTTCTGCATTTTGGAGCAGTTCGCGGTGAATAAGGGTCGCGATATTTCGGTGATGATGAGCGGGGAGCTTGCAGGTCGGGTGATTGCCTCGCCGCAATTTCTCATGGAGTTGCCTGAGATTGCGCGGGTGTCGCAGGTGCCTCTTCCGGTGCTACGCAAGGGGAAGCTGCGTCTGCTTTCCGATGGGTATGATGCGGAGACTAAGACGCTGGTCATCGAGAAGATGAAGCTGCCCGAGATGTCTGCCGAGGATGCGGTCGCTGGCCTGCGCGCTCGCTGGCTCGGTGAGTTTCCGCTGAAGGACAAGGAGAAGGATTTTGCGGTGCTGGTGACGGGCATGCTCACGCCTTTCTGCGAGCTGCTCGTGCCCGCGTTCGCCACGCGCCCCGCGTTTGTTTTCACATGCAATCGCGAAGGTGGTGGGAAGACGCTCGCTGCGCGCTTGTGCCTTTGCCCGGTGCACGGGAAGGTGGAAATCACGCCGCCTCCGGAGCGGAAACATGATGCGGAACTAAAGAAGCTGCTGGGGTCGGTGGCTGCTGCGGGGAAGAGCTACATTCTTTTTGATAACTGGAAGGGTGACGTGGAATCGGGTGCGCTGGAGGGTTTCATCACCTCGAATGTGTGGAGTGACCGCACGCTGGGGAAGTCCGAGCTTTTCACTGCGGAGAAGTCGTGCCTGGTGTATGTCACCGGGAACTCTGCGAAGGTGTCGCCAGATATGCGTCGTCGTTCGCTGTTCGTCCATCTTTTCGTGGAGGAGGTGAGGACGGAGAGCAGACACATCACTCGGAGGATTGATGAGGAGGACATTTTGACCGACCGCGCTGAGCTGCTGGGGTATCTTTGGAGCATGGTGAAGCATTGGCACGCGCAAGGGATGCCCAAGGCGAGCGTGGACCACGGGAGTTTCGGGAAGTGGGGTCATGTGGTGGGAGCTATCGTGGAGGCCGCCACGGGGTCGTGCCCGCTCGTGCAAGCCGCAGATGATGGGGATGACGTGCTGAGCGCGTTTGAGAGGCTGCTGGACTTCGTGATGGAGGGCAATGACCAGGATGAAGCGCGCATCGAGCCGGGGGTGCTGCTCGATGAAGCGCGGGAGCTGGGTGGGTTTGACCGCATCGGAGAGGATGAGCCGAGTGAGCCGAGTGAGTTAAGGTCTGAGCGCATGTGGTTCGGCGCGCTGTGCAAACGATTCGTCGGGAGTAAGTTTGCAAAGTGGAGGTTCGACGCGACCACTGGCGCTCGCCAGCATCGCCGCTACATCATCACGCGGGCCGCGTGATTTCCCCGCGCCCTATGTGGCGCATCGCTCGTTTTTGCAAAGCGGTCACGGAGGTGACAGTGTGACAGTCCCATGATGTTTTCTATATCGCTGGAGGTTCTCACGCAGATCTGCGCCTGCGTGTGTAGTGCATAGCATTGCTAGGGACTGTCACACTGTCACCCCCCCCCAAGCTACTACAAAGAAAGACAAGCACTTACAAAAACAGAGGGGGGGTTACACTCCCCAAAGAACTGTCACCCCCACCGTCACCCCCGTAAGCCCGCCACCCACATAAAAGGAATCTTTTTTCCTGACCCCCTGTCTCGATCGTTTTGTCGCCAAGGGAAAGTCAGAGAGAAGTGACGGGAACCTTAACGCATCCCGCCTACACCCGCTTGCGCGTTCTTGCGCGTTTGACAGCGCCCGCGCAATATGGCCCGCGCCCTCTCCCTTATCGTTAAAGACTACGCCCGCGAAACTGGCTGCGCATTGCGCACAGCTCAGCTTCACGCGAAGCTCAAGGATCCCCGCTGGACCGAGTATCTCGCCGCGCGCGGTGCATCCACTCCCGGCCCCGCGACCCCATGTGAGCAAAGCCAGCCCTCGAATGAGATGGAGGCCCGCGTCCGGGAGCGAGCGGAGATGCACCAGCTCGTAAAGACCGAGGTTGTCCGGTATCTGGCCGCTGGGGATATCACCATGTTTGTCACCCTGAGCCGCCGCGAAGAGGAACTCGATGCCGCGTGGAGAGCCGCCACCAAAGACTGGCTCGACTTCGAGAAGCGTGCAGGCCGCCTGGTCGAGCGCGACCATCACACAAACAAGGCCCTTCGCGCCCTCGCCTCTATCGCGGCAGTGGTCAGAAACATGGCCAACGAACTCGGTCCTCGCCTCATGCCGTTTTCTCCAACCGAAGGTATCGCCACAGTTCGCGAATGGCAAGCTACCCGCCTTGACCCGCAGTTCGCCGCCGCCCGCGCAGCAATTACGGGCCCCATCACCGAACAAAACGCTGTGACGCCTCCCTCTAACGAAAAAAGGGGCGCGTGGGAGGAAATCACCATCCCCCGCGTATCCAGCACAGACCCCGTCATCCATGCCTAGCCTCACCGGAAAAGACCTCATCGACCTCCGTGGAGCGCGCACCCTGCGGGATATGCTAAAAATCGCACCCCCCGCGAAAGCCCCCCGCTCAGAGGTCGCCTTCGGCCTGCCTAAAAACCTCATCCACATCAAGAAAGCCAAAATCTCCCGCATCCACGAAGGTCGCAAAGGACTCAAGCGCCTCATCAAGCCCGAAAACGCCCACTGCGTGCTCGCAGCCCTGCCCGAGCACGAAGACGACCGCACGCACTGCGTCCTGCGCGGAGACTTCATCCTGTGCGACATCCTCCCGCTGCTACTCACCACCCGCCTCGCGTCCACCGTCCGCGTCAGCAGCCTCAGCATGAGCATCGCCAACGCCAAAAGCCTCGCCTCCCTCGTCACCACCGGTCGCACCGGCACCCTCAGCGTCCACCTCTCCCAATACTTCGCCAACCTCGACAGCGAGACCGTCTATGCCGAGTGCATGAAAATCCTGCGTCCCCACGCAAAAGTCACCCTGTCCCGCACCCACGCCAAAATCATGCTCGTCGAGATGCTCGATGGTGCCCGCTACGTCTTCGAGGGTAGCGCCAACCTCAGAAGCTCCGACAGCATCGAAAACCTCTGCATCATCAACGACCCCGCCACCCACGACTTCCACGCCTCCTGGATGGATGAAATCGCCGCCCGCCGCCCGCTGGAAATCGAGAAATGACCACCCTCGCCTCACTCCTCGGAGAACGCGATGACCCCATCGCGGAGCAAATGCTCAGCGTGCTCGACCGTGGTGAAATACCTCAGCCCGTCGAGTGGGCCGAGCGCCAGTCATTTTCGCAGCGCATCAGCCCTGCCGCCCCGGGACTCTTCTCATTTTCGCTCACCCCCTACCTGCGCGATTTCGTCGCATCGTTCGCAGACCCCACCGTCACCGATGACACCGCAGTCATGGCCTCGCAGGTCGGGAAAACCACAGCCCTCATGCTCGGGGTCGGGTGGTCCATCCTCCACCAGCCCGGTCCCACGCTCTGGGTCACGCCCACCGAAGCCTTCGCCCGCTCCTTCTCGCAAACCCGATGGATGCCCTTCGTGAACGACAACCCCGAGCTGTCCGCCATCAAGCCCACCGACAAAGACCTCTACAAGCTACTTGAGCAACACTACCAAAGCTGCACCCTCAATTTCGTCGGGTCGAATTCCACCTCCCAGCTTATCTCCCGCCCCATCCAGCTATTTATCGGTGATGAAATCGAAGAATGGCAGCGCGCCACGAACGATGGCACCAGCGCCCTGCGCCAAGGAGAGCAGCGCACCAAAGCCGTCCCCGGAGCCAAGCGCATCAAATGCGGAACCCCAAAGCTCATCGCGGGAGAGCTGTGGCAAGACTTCCTCGCCGGTGACCAGCGCCACTACCAAATCCCCTGCCCCGAGTGCCGCGTCCCCTTCATCTTCGAGATGAAAAAGAATACCCTCCAGTGGAGTCACGAAGCCAAGGATAAAACCGGAATCTGGAACCACGCCAAAGTCCTCGAAACCGCCCGCTACCACTGCCCATCCTGCGATTTCCAAATCCGCGACCATCACAAGCCCTCCATGCTCCGCGCTGGAGCCATGCACCGCGCCCGCCCCGAAGCCCCCGCACATCGCCGCTCCCGCCACCTCAACTCCTTCTACTCCCCGTGGGTCAGCTTTGGCCAGATGGCCGTCGAGTTTCTCCGCGCGCAGGATTTATTCGGTCTGCAAGATTTCACCAATGGCTATCTCGGACTCCCGTGGGAAGACCAGGTCGCCGGTGTCCACGATGACAAAGTCCTCGCCCTGCGTCGCGATGACTTCGCTTTCTATTTTCGCGACCTCGGAGGTGGACTCTCCTGCTGGGCCGCTACCGAGTGCCCGTGCGACCCCGTCATCGTCACCCTCTGCGCAGACCCCGGCCAAACAAAAACGCACTGGACCGTAGAAGCCCGCGAAAGCGATGGCACCGCATGGCTCCTCGCCTACGGAACCGTCCTCAGCATCGAGGACTTGCTAAAAATCGTCCCGCTCCTCGAATGGCCCATCAAAAACACCGAGCGCACCGCCCGCGTGCAAGCCGGTCTCGTGGATTCCGGTGATTTCACCAACCGCGTCTATTCCATGTGCGCCCGCAGCAAAAACGTCCTTTTCCCCAGCAAAGGATCCACCGCGCAATTCGGCACATGGGGACAAAGCGAAACCCGCGACTACCCCGGACTCATCCTCTACACCTACACCGATTTCAGCGCCAAGTGCGCCCTCTACCTCGAAACCATCGCCCAAAAACTCCCGCCCCGCCTATGGTGGCCAAGCAACGCAGGACACGAGTTTATCAGCGGACACATGGGTCAGAAAATGGTGCAAACCCGCACCGCACGCGGATACACCAAATTCTGGAAACCCCAACCCGAGGATCATTTCGGAGACTGCTCCAAACTCCACCGCATCTCCTGGTGGATCCTCGAACACAAACTAGGTCGCACCCCCGAGCCACCGCCCGCCTAGCCTTTGACTCTCCCCCCGGTGCATGGCCGCACCCGAGTCTAAAAACTACATCCGCGCATTTCTCCGTCGCACCTACACCCTCGCCCAGCTTCAGACGCTCAGCGCAGCCATCGGGGTCAGCGTCATCACCGGGGACTGCAGCGCGGTCGAGGTGCTGCTCACGAATGCGGGATTCGAGGGAGGAAATGCGGGAGGTGTCGTGCGCGGGGTGGACCGTCTCGACATCGGGAACATCTGCGAAGAACTCATCTCCGAAATGGTGCAAGCTGGTGTGACATCGTGGACTGCCGCGCAAAGCTCCACCGACTTCCGCCGTGCCACCGTCACGCACTCGCGCGCAGCCGTCTATGGCGCATTCTGATGCGATGTGCTGGTGTGGTCGAATCAAAAAGACCACCGCGCAAATCAGAAACGGAGTCGTCTTTTCCCGCCTCACTTGCGAGCGCGGACACTTTGACAGTCTCCCCCCGAAATGCCCGCCAATTCAAATGACCTTTCGCCCAAATCAAAACGCGGAGGTGCCCGCACAGGTGCAGGTCGCAAATCTCTCGGTGCGCAAATCGCGAGCGGAGTTGTCGCTGGAATAGCATCCATCCAGAACCGCAGCTACGAAGCCGCAGAGCGCTACCAGCAAAACCGCCACCCCGTCTATTCGCCCACCTCCCCGCGTCTCGACTTCCAAGCCTACGACCGCACCGAGCTGGCCCGTCTCGCATGGTGGGCCTATAACAACAGCCCGGAAACCCGCCGCGGGATTGATGCCACTTGCCGTTACACCGTGGGAGCCGGTCTCATCCCGCAATCGCTGGTAAAAGACACCACCATCCGCGCCCAATACGAAACCGCCTTCCGCGACCGCTACACCACAAACGCCTTCGCCTTCGACCTAGCTGCCCGCGACAACTTCCTCACCGCGCAAACCAGCATCCTCAAGCACACCATGCTCGCGGGTGATTTCTTCGGTCAGTTCGTCCTCGATTCCAACGGTGGAGCCATGATGCGCTTCGTCCCCGGTGAAAACGTCGCATCGCCGGGAGAAACCGACCCCGCGTGGTTCGATGGAGCAAAAATCAACAGCAACGGTCGCACCATCGCGTGGAGAATCTACGAAGCAGTCGGTGGAAACAAAGCCACCGAAGTCCCCGCTGAGTCCCTGCTCCATTTCGTGGATGACCACCGCAAAGGATACGTCCGTGGCCCTTCTCACCTCGCCCCCGCACTCAACGACATCCGCGACACGATGGAGATGATCGGTTTCACCAAGCAAGCGTTCAAAGCCGCAGCGCAGCATCCGTTCGCCATCTTCTCACCCGATGCTGGAAAAATCGGACTCGGTGCCGCGCTCACCGCAGCTAATGCCACCGCAAACACGCAGGCCATGATCATCGACCAGCTCGACAGCAGCGTCGGTCGTATGGAGATGAAGCCGACCGACCGCATTGAGCACTACAAAAACGAGCATCCCGGAGACACCTTCGAGCCGTTCATGGATTTTCTTCAGCGTCGCATCGCCTGGGCGCTTGGTCCTGCTCCCGAGATTATCTTCACCGGAAAAAACACGGGAGGTGTGGACTTCCGCGCCAAGCTCGCAGACGCGCAAATCTTCTTCGATTCCCGCCGCAACTGGCTCGTCGAAAAATTCTGCCGACCATTCTGGACCTTCGCTATCTGGCACGAAATCGAAGCCGGTCGCCTGCCCTACACCGAGGACTGGTATCGCGTCGGATTTCTTGGACCTGCTGATGTCAGCGTGGATTTCGGTCGCGACTTCAAAACGCTCTGCACCCTCGCCAGCGAAGGTCACATCAGCAGCGACACCGTAGGTCGCCTCGTGGGCATAGACCCCGATGCGGAAGATGACCTCATCATCAACCGAGCCATCGCCCGCCGCAAAAAAGTAGAGGATGCCGCAAAAGCCTCCGGAGTCCCCATCACTTTCGGGGAAGTTTTCGCCGGTGACGGAATGCCTGCCCCGGTGCCCACAGCAGCGCCAGCGGTGCAACGATAACCCAGAACAAAATCCGCCCGATGAATCTCATGCCGGTGAGCATGAGCGCGGGTGTGTGATTTGACACGCACAAACTCAGCAAGATGACCGAGCTTTATCTCTACGACACCATTGGAGCCTTCGGGCTTTCCGCGAACGCATTCATCGAGCAGGTTCGAGCCGTCCCCGCTGATTCCGCAATCACCGTCGCAATCAACAGCGATGGTGGAAGCGTGACCGATGGCAACGCAATCATCGCCGCCCTCCAGCGTCACCCCGCAGGATACACCGCCCGTGTGGATGGTCTCGCCGCTTCGATGGCCGCAGTCATCGCCTTCACCGCACCGAGCTGCGTCGCCAGCGATGGTGCGATGTTCATGGTCCACAACGTCCAAGGTGCCGCGAGCGGAGATGCTGAGGATCTGCGTGCCTACGCTGACATCATCCAGAAATTCAACGACTCCATCGTGGGTCGCATCGCCGCGAAGACCGGAAAGAGCGTCGAGGAAATCGCCACAATGCTCGATGCGGAAACATGGCTCACCGCGCAGGAAGCGCTCGACATGGGTCTCATCGCCAGCATCACCGCCCCACTCGCCGCCGCCGCGCAGCTCAAAGAATTTCCAATAGTAGCCAAGGCCCAGCTCGGAAACATCGTCTCCGAACTCAAGAGCCTGCGAGAAATCGTCGCGGCGAAGGAAACC